ATAAATTAAAAATTTTATATATATAGTAAATACCACGAAAAAAACAACAAAACAACAACTAAGTATATTTTGGGTCAAAAATTGGGTAAAAAGGAGGTTTATTATGACATGTTGGATTTTCTAATTATTAGCGTGTCCGACCTTAAAAAAGACGGTATTGAAATCAAACCTAAATTTAGAGTCACTCGTTCGAAAGACTTGATGATTAAGGGTGGTGATTTTTATGCAGTTTATAATGAGTCGACTGGGTTTTGGACAACTGATCAAGACGATTTAATTCGCATGATTGACAAAGAATTACAAAGGAAAGAACTAGAAGTACGACAAACAACCAACAAGGACATTATTGTACGTTGGATGTGGGACTCTGATTCAGGTTCAATCGATAGATGGCTTAAGTATTGTCAGAAGCAAATGAGAGATAATTATCATACGCTTGATTCTAAGATTACATTTGCTAATGACGAGATTACCAAAGAGTTATATGTTACTAAACAATTACCGTATGCGCTTGAAGAAGGAAGTATGGATAATTGGGAAGAGTTGATGAGTGTCTTATATGCTAAGTCTGAATTCGATAAAATCAGATGGTTCATTGGTGCTATAGCAACTGGTGATTCAAGATGGATTCAAAAGTTCGTAGTACTCTATGGTGCAAGTGGTACCGGTAAGTCAACATTGATTAATATTATTCAAGAGATGTTTGATGGTTACTGGGGTGTATTTAATGCCAAGGCAATTGGTTCTGGTAAGGATGCTTTCGCACTTGAGACATTAAAGTCTAATCCTCTTATTGCGATTGAGCATGATGGTGATTTATCTAAGATTGAGGATAATACTAGATTTAACTCATTAACGGCTCATGAAACTATTACTGTGAATGAGAAACATAAATCTTTATATTCTATGAGATTCGAATCGTTCTTGATTATTGGTACTAACAAGCCAGTTAAGATTACAGATGCAAAGTCTGGTATTATTCGACGCTTAATTGATATTTCCCCAACAGGTAATATTGTTTCGTTCAATCAGTATAATCGTTTAATGGATGGTATTCGATTTGAGTATGGTCATATTATCAACGATTGCGTTAATTTCTATAACGACAACAAGGAAATGTATAATCATTATGTTCCGATGCACATGATTGATGCAACGAATGATTTCTATAACTTCATCGCTGATAACTATACATATTTCAACGGAAGCAAAACAGTTACATTGAACGATGCTTGGGGTTTGTATAAATTCTGGGTCGAAGATTCTAGGGTTGCATATGTTCTTAACAAGAGAGTATTTAAGGATGAGCTTAAAAACTATTTTGAAGACTTCCAAGATAGATATGCTGGTGAGTACAATGTGTACATCAACTTTATATCTGAGAAGTTTGTGAGAACGGTTGTTGATGAAAACGCAATACCAGAAGTTAATGATAAATGGTTGGTAATGAAGAAGAGAACTTCATTATTTGACAAAGAGTTTGCCGACATGCCAGCTCAGAAAGAAATCGTATTTAAAAACGGAACTTATGGGCTAGGTAGAAAATGGGCAAACAATAAACGCAAGTTGCGTGATATTGATACTAGGGAGGTTCATTATGTTAAAGTGCCATCTAATCTTATTGTTGTTGACTTTGATATCAAAGATGGATCTGGAAATAAGAATAGAGATTTAAATTTAGAAGCCGCTAATAAGTGGCCTAAGACATATGCTGAATTTAGCAAGTCTGGTGCGGGCATTCATCTTCACTATTTGTATAATGGAGATGTAAGTAGACTAGCTAATCGATATTCAGATGATGTTGAGATTAAAGTATTTACTGGAGATGCATCATTACGTCGTAAAGTTTCGTTATGTAATGATATTCCAATTGCCACTATTTCTAGTGGACTACCTTTGAAGGAGGTTGATACAGTGATTAACTGGGAAGGTATTAAGACTGAAGTTGGTCTTAGAAAATTTATTGCAAAATGTTTAAACAAGGAACATCATGGAGCAACAGCACCAGAGATGGACTTTATTTATTCAACCGTTGAGAATGCTTATAACTTTGGATTGATTTATGACATTAGTGATTTACACTCAACTATATTAGCATTTGCTATGCAAAGTACTAATCAAAGTGACAAGTGTGTTAAGTTGGTTAGTAAGATGCATTTTATGTCAGACAAGGAGAATGATATTCTACCAGTAGAGCCAACGGAGAACGACGACTTGTATTTCTATGATATTGAGTCATTTCCTAATCTGTTTGTTGTTGCTTATAAGAAGTACACAGACTCTAAACCGACATATTTCATCAACCCGTCACGTAATGATGTGACGTTCTTACTAAATCAGAAGCTAGTTGGATTTAACAATCGAAGTTATGATAATCATATGCTGTATGCTCATATTATCGCTGGGTACACAGTCGAAGACTTGTATCACTTGTCTAAGAAGATTATTGCTAACGAGTCAAACTGTAAGTTTAGAGAAGCATACAATATTTCGTACACTGATATTTACGATTATTCATCTACTAAACAGAGTTTGAAGAAGTGGGAAATTGAATTAGGTATTACCCACCTTGAAAATCATTATGATTGGGACCAACCAGTTCCTGAAGATAAATGGGTTGAAATTGCTGAATATTGTGCAAACGATGTTATGGCAACTCAAAGTGTATTTGATGCTACTTCGGATGATTTCTTGGCTAGAAAGATTTTAGTAGAAGCTGCAAACAAACTATGCCCAAGTATTATTTCAACACCAAATGATACTACAAATACATTGACTACTAGAATTATTTTCAGAGGAGTTAAGGATACTAAGTCTGATTTAGTATATACTGACTTGTCTGAAGAATTCCCCGGATATTCTTATGAGAGAGGTCCTGACAACAAATTCCACAACATGTACATGGGTGAAGATGTTGGTAAAGGTGGTTATGTATTCTCAAATCCGGGTCAGTATACTAACGTAGCATTATTAGACGTCGCATCTATGCATCCACATAGTATTAAGGCGTTAAATTTATTTGGTAAGTATACTAAGAACTTTACTGATTTGATGGATGCTCGTATTTATGTGAAACATAAGGATATTGCAAACGCTAAACGAGTAATGGATGGTGCGTTGGCAGACTTTATTCCAGATGATTTAAGTGATGCTGATGCAAAGAACATTTCTACGGCGTTGAAGATCGCTATCAATTCTGTATACGGTTTGACTAGTGCTGGATTCGATAATCCATTTAGAGATCCACGAAATGTTAACAATATTGTTGCTTTACGTGGTGCTTTATTTATGGTTACATTGAAACATAAGGTTGCTGAACTTGGTTATACTATTGCTCATATTAAGACTGACTCTATTAAGATTCCTAACGCCGATAAATTCATCATTGAGTATATTATGGATTTCGGTAAGGCCTATGGTTATACTTTCGAACATGAAGCTACATTTTCTAAGTATTGCTTGGTCAATGATGCAGTATATGTTTGTAAGGTCAAGGAAGGAAAAGAAAACGGAGCCGGTCCCGGCGAGTGGTCTGCTACTGGAACGCAGTTCAAGATTCCATATACCTTTAAGAAGTTATTTTCAAAAGAGCCAATCTTGTTCGATGATTTATGTGTAACAAAGAGTGTTAAAGAAGGAACTTTATATTTAGACAAGAACGAGAATTTACCGGAAGGTGAACATGATTATCGTTTTGTCGGTAAAGTTGGACGTTTTTCACCAATTAAGCCTGGATGCGGTGGTGGAGAATTATATCGTATCAAAGATGGTAAATATTATGCAGCACCTGGTACCAAAGGATATCGATGGTTAGAATCTTCAACGATTGCTAATGGGCAAGCTGAAGACATTATTGATATTCGCTATTTTGATGAAATGGCTGATGAGGCTATTGCCGAAATTAGTAAGTATGGCGACTTCTATGAGTTTATTTCCGATACAGAGTTGCCAGAGATAAATTCCAACGTTGAAACATTTTAATAAAAAGGAGAAAAAAAATGAAAAGTTTAGTTATTGCCAACAATGCACGTATTATGATTGGACCACGTTTTAGAAATTTCAGTGGTAGAAGAACTCAGTGGGACCCTATTGATGATGGTCGTACTGTATTTAACAGAACATTCTGTGTTGAATTACATGAAAATCCTGACTATAGTTATGGTAACGAAGAATTACGTATTCAAGACCTAATTGAAGATGGATGGAATGTATATCGTATTGAACCAAAGGATGAAGGCGGAGAGCCTTTATATATGCTCCGTGTTAAAGTTACATTTGGTCAGTACCCACCAGCAATCAAGATGACTACACCTAGTGGTGAAGTTGATTTAACAGAAGAAACTATTTCTGAACTAGATAGAAGTGAGATTCTTAATGCTAGAATGGTTATTCGTCCATATGAGTATAAGCGTGGTAAGATTGCGGCTTATTTAAAGACTCTATATTTAGCGGTATCCGACAAGAAGTTTGGTGGAGCTATTTTAGAAGACTTCGATGGCTACGAATTCGAATAAAGAATTATTTTACCGACTTAAGTTGGATTTGTTTGATGAGGGGTCTAACCACCCCCTCTTATATATTTGTGAGGACCCAATGAAACTATTTCCACATCAAGAAGAATCATTATCTAAAATCAAGAATGGCAATATTGTAGTTGGTGGTGTCGGATCTGGCAAATCCATACTTACTATTGCTTATTATTGGACAAAAATTTTAGGTGGTGATTTACACAATCTATCGAAGCCTATTAAGAATCCCACTAAGTTGTATATTATCACAACCGCCATGAAGCGAAATTTGAAAGAGTGGGACAAAGAGCTTCTCAAATTTTATTTGGATGTAGAACATTCGGAAGCGAATCCAAATAAAATCGAAATCGTAATTGATTCTTGGAACAACGTTAAAAAGTATAAAGAGGTGAAAGATGCTTTCTTTATATTTGATGAAGACAAGGTTACTGGTTACGGTGTATGGGCTAAAAGTTTTATTACCATTTCTAAACACAACCAATGGGTTATTGCTACTGCTACCCCTGGCGATAAATGGGAAGACTATATTCCAGTATTTATTGCTAACGGTTTCTTTAGAAACAAAACCCATTTTATGGAAGAGCACTGTTTAATGTCTAGATTTTCTACTTATCCTAAGATAGAGAAGTATTTAAAGACGGTTAAACTTGCTGAGTATAGAGATGCTATAACTGTAACGGTAAATTACAAACCGCCAGCAGAGCTACATCATATCTATGAACGTGTTGGGTATGATAAATCCGAATACATGAAGGTTATGAAGTTCAGAGTTAATCCATTTACTAGTGAACCGATTAAGAACATATCTGAATTGTGTTTTACTGTTCGTAAGATTAATAATTCTGACAACAGTCGTATTTTCAGACTTAAGCGTTTGGTGATGGAGCACCCTAAAGTTATAATCTTTTACAACTACAACTATGAACTTGATATTCTTAAGGAGTCACTAACTTCTTTAGAAGTACCATTTACCGAATGGAACGGTCATTTACATGAAGACATATTGATTGGCGACCAATGGGCATATTTGGTTAACTATTCATCAGCTGCAGAAGGCTGGAATTGTATTACCACAGATACGATAATTTTCTATTCTGATAATTATTCGTACAAAATTATGACACAAGCTGCCGGTCGTATAAATCGTCTGAATACACCATATGATCATTTATATTACTATCACTTGGTGAGCGACTCTCCGATTGACCGAAGTATTAGAAACACGTTAATTCGAAAGAAAAAATTTAATGAGGCTACGTTCTTGAAGAAGCAAAACATACATTTTGGGTAATTTTTGATTCGCGTAGAAAACATCGCGTATAATAGAAGAGAAGGATAGAATAAGCGTTTTTAAACGCACCTTCCCTTTAAATTTTTGTGAGGTGTTATTTTATGCGGGAAAATAGTTACCAACGTAAGCTGATTAAAAAGTTAGAAAAAGAATTTCCAGGTTGCATGGTCCTAAAGAATGATGCAAACTATATTCAAGGTGTACCTGACTTGTTAATTTTACACAATGACAAGTGGGCGGCACTTGAATGCAAACGTTCTGAGACAGCAAGTCACAGACCAAATCAGGATTTATATGTGGACAAGATGAATGACATGTCTTACGCTGCTTTTATTTATCCTGAAAACGAGAAGGAGATATTTGATGATTTACAATCAGCATTTACAGTTAAACGGTAAGCACGCATTTCTTGGTGCGAGTACTTATCGATGGTTAAATTACGATGAGAATCGTTTATTAGAATCATATGCTAATTCTAAAGCACAAGAGATTGGGACAGCACTACATGATATTGCGGCATCTTTGATTAATCACAAGATGAAGTTGTCTCATACATCAAAAGATAAAAAGTGGGTAAACTATTTATTGAACCAAAAGGGTTATTCTAACAAGTTCTTTGACATAGATCGTATTTACGATAATTTGGTAAATTACGTTAATGATGCAATTGGTTTTATGATGGACCCTGAGATTCTTTTATACTATAGCGATATTTGTTTCGGAACAACCGATGCAATCCGTTATGATGAAAGAACCAACACTTTACGTATTTCTGATTTGAAGACTGGTGTTTCTCCAGTTCACATGGATCAGTTAGAAGTATATGCCGCTTTGTTTTTATTGGAGTATGGTAAAGAACTAAACATAAATTTGTCAGACTTACGTATTGAGTTACGTATTTATCAAAACGGCGAAATTATGTATTTGGATACCGATAATCAAGAAATTGATTTACGGTCAACCATTTCTAACATAACCAAGATTATTATTAGTAGTGATAGGATTATTTCAGAATACACGAAAGGATGATTATTGATATGGACGATAGTTTAAAACATTATGGTATGCCACGACGCTCAGGTCGATATCCTTGGGGTTCTGGTGAGGATCCATATCAGTCCGAGCAAGACACATTTCTTAAAGATGTAACTGAATTACAAAAGAGTGGAATGAGTGAAGTTGATATTGCCAAGAAGCATAACATGTCAACTACTGAACTTCGTTCCCGTATTTCTATTGCTAAGAATGAAGCTAAGAAGCGTGATTATTACGAAGCAATTAAATTAAGAAACAAAGGCATGAGCTATCAAGCGATTGCTGATAAATTAGGAATGCAAAACGAATCGTCTGTTCGTTCATTATTAGCACCATCTAGACAAGAGAAGTTAGAATCTATTTCTAAGACCGCTGATATTTTAAAGAAGAGCGTTGATGAAAAGGGTTATATTGATGTCGGACTTGGAGTTGAAACAACTATCGGCGTTAGTTCCACAAAGATGAACACCGCCATCAAAAAGTTGGAAGACGAGGGTTATATAATTACCAATATTCCGGTTGAACAACTTGGTACTGGTAAAAATACAACCGTTAAGGTTTTAATGAAAAAACCGGAAGGTGCTAGTGAGTCTGATATTTCTCGAAAAGCATTTGCTTTGGCTGCTCAGAACAAAGACAAGATTTCCTTGCCGATGGGTTATATTGAGCATGAAACTGGTAAGACTAAATATGGTCTAGACCCAATTCAGAGTATTGATAAGAGCCGAGTTCTTATTCGTTATGCTGAAGATGGCGGTATTAAGAAGGACGGTGTTATTGAGTTAAGAAGAAACGTCAGTGATTTGGATTTAGGAGCATCGAGATATGCTCAGGTTCGTATTGGTGTTGACGGAACCCATTATTTAAAGGGTATGGCTATGTATACTGATCATATTCCAGATGGCTATGACGTTATTTTTAATACTAACAAACCAAAAGGAACACCGATGCTTGGTCCTAAGGATAATACTGTATTGAAGCCAATGAAAAATGATCCCGATAATCCATTTGGTGCAGCTATTAAACCAGGCGGCCAGAAGGGTGCTATTAATATTGTAAACGAGGAGGGTGACTGGAACGAATGGTCCAAGACATTATCTTCTCAGGTATTATCTAAGCAAAGTCCGCAACTAGCCAAACGTCAGTTGGGCATAATTGCCGATCAACGCAAAGACGAATACAACGATATTATGCATATTGCCAATCCAACTATTCGCCGAAAGTTATTAGTTTCATTTGCTGATGGTTGTGATAAAGACGCAGTTGATTTAAAAGCTGCCGCTTTACCAAGACAGTCAACTCATGTTATTTTACCAATACCTAACATGAAGCCGAATGAGATATATGCACCTAAATACCAGAATGGTGAAGAGGTTGTTCTTATTCGTTATCCTCATGCTGGACCATTTGAGATCCCACGTCTTATTGTTAACAACAAACAGAAGGATGCTAGAAGACTTATTTTCAATGCAGCCGATGCTGTTGGTATTCATCCGTCAGTTGCTGAACGTTTATCTGGTGCAGATTTCGACGGTGACAGTGTTACAGTTATTCCAACCAAGAACCAGAAGATTAAAACCGCCAATGCCTTATCTGGACTTAAGGATTTTGAACCAAAAATTCAGTATGCCAAATATGATGGTATGCCAGAGGTTGGTATTCCTAAGAAAAATGGCGGAGATGGATTTAACAAAGGTATGCAGATGGGTAGTGTATCCAATCTTATTACTGATATGGAACTTCATGGAGCCGATGAGAAAGAATTGGCTAGAGCCGTTCGGCATTCGATGGTTGTTATTGACGCAGAGAAGCACCAATTAAATTGGAAGCAATCTGAAATCGATAATGGTATAAAGGAACTGAAGAAAAAATACCAAGGTAGAGAAAATGCCGGAGCAAGTACTCTTATTTCTCGAGCTAAGGGAATGAAAAATGTTGATGAACGTAAGGAATGGTTTTTATCTAACGATACTATAAATCCTGATGGCTCAAAGAAGTACAGAGAAACCAATCGTACATATACTAACAAGAATGGTAAAGAGGTTAAGTATATTCAAACGTCTAGCAAGATGGCTGAGACCGATGATGCATTTACTTTATCTTCTGGTACTCGTATGGAATCTATTTATGCAACGCATGCTAATGCTTTAAAGCAACTCGCAAATCAAGCTCGTAAGAGTGCGGTTATTTTAAAACCTGAGAAGCGTTCAAATTCCGCTAAAGAGATATATGCTAACGAGATTATTTCTGTTCGTAACAAGATAGGTGCTATATTATCTAACCGACCTTTGGAAAGACAAGCAATGCTTAAATCTAACGTTCGGTTATATCAGAAGATGAAAGATAATGACACCAAATTATCTAAAGACCAGAAGTCTAAATTACGTAACCAGTTATTAAATCAGGCTCGTGCTGAAGTCGGGTCTATTTCTAAGCGAGATAGAAATATAGATTTGACAGATAGAGAATGGGAAGCTATAATGGCTAACGCATTTTCTGGTAATGAGCTACATCAAATCGTAGAAAATATAGATTTGGATATTTTAAAGAAACATGCTACACCTAGGGATGAACGAAGCATACCTGCTTCAAAGCAGTCGCTCATCAATAGTATGAATTCAAACGGCTACTCCCTTGCTGAGATAGCTGATCGTGTGGGAGTCTCTCCATCTACGGTTCAAAAGTATATTTCTAGATGATTTTATTCTTGAATCATATTCAAATCATATCTTAATCATATTTCACGTCTTATTTTTACTATATTCAAGGAGCATATTTTATGGACATTTGGCTATCTACAACCGATAACCCATACAATCCAATAGAAGACTATGATGCTTGGAACACTTATGATACTCAGAAGGGTTACCATACACCTGAGTTCATAGACCGATTGCTAACAGCTAGAGGAGTCGACCTATCACAGTTCTCAGATGCTGATGAACGCTCCTACTTAGAGTCGTTGATTGATGATGTAGTTAAGAACACTAGGGCATACACGCCACTCATCACGTCAGACGAGACAATCAAGTACTGTAAGGTTACTAAGCCAGGCACTACTGGTTCGGACAGCACAGTCGAAGAGTCTTCGGTTGGTTCGTAACATACAAAAAGTTTTAAAATTTATCAATTTTGTGTCAAAAAGTTGGAATTCTTCCAAATAACCAAAGGCTGGTTAGATGTGGTA